CCCGGCCACCTCAAATAAAGATAAAGACAAGGGTATGGGTAAGCGTTCTTTTAAAGCTGTTATACTCATCGGGTGCCTCAATCAGGTTTTCTATGTGATAAAGTGTTTTGTAGATCAGATGAATAACAACGACTTCGTGGATTGCTTTTACGCACTGGAGACCTATGTGGAGGAGCAATGTAAAGGCAAATACAAACCACAGCTTTACAGTTACATCGAAAACAATACGCTCCAGGAACCCTTCTTTGACCAGGTATTTAAACCATTATTTTTTACAAAAAGCCAGCAGTACAGGCGGCTTATATCCATAATCGGCGATGACCGCAAAAAGCCCGATAAGTTCGTGCGTATTGAAGGTACGTTGGAACCTTTAAACAGGCTGGGATTTCTCATATTTAATATGAAAGAAAAAGAATCTCCCCACATGATCCGGCTGGAAAGCCAAATGAAATCAGTAAACCCAAAGTCAACGACTATGGATGGCCCAGATGCGCTGGAAGGTGGAGTATTCGTTACCAAAACCAAAATATTTAACCAGGGTGGCATAGACCTGTTCACCCGCCCCACTAACCCAAAACGCTTTTAAAATGTCATTATACGATAAAATAAACCAGGCCAAATGCGGCAAAACAGTAACCATCTACCCTGATGAGCTACACGACCTGTATTTCCCGGTAGTCGCTGAAGACACACAGAACATGTGTACCAGCTTCAACCTCACATACACCTTTACAAATGGCGAGCCGCCAACTATCACCATATCAAACCCCACACCCAGCACCGACAATTATTTCCCTGATGACTTTGAACCCGAATTTTAACCCCATTAATCATTAACCATTAACAATTAATAATTATGGCTTATGTTCCAATAATTGTACCGTCTGATCTCAATACGCAAATGTATCCTGAAGTACAGGCCGTCATTACCCGTGGCGATGATACAATCCCTACAAAGGCCATCAATAGTGCCATAAGCGAAGTGCAGATGTACCTGAACAATAAGTACGACCTGGTGCAGCTCTTTGGCTCTCCAACCGGCAACACCTCGGCTACATTCAGCGACGAAATGCTCAATGACCTCGTTAAGGCAATCGCCGTATGGCATTTATTGCGCCTCGCTAATATAAATGTGGATATGTCGGTCGCCCTCACCTGGTACGAGAAAGCGATACAGTCACTTCGGGCCATACAGGCCGGTAAAGCCGTTCCTTACGGCTGGCCATATAAAGACACCACCGGCGAAACCGCACCCAGGGGCGATAGCATTACGAGCCGCTCAAACCCCCGCCGTCGCACTCACTACTAATAGTCGCACCCTACGTTTTGACTTTTGAATTTTAACTTTTGAATTTGAAAAATGACCACGCAAACCGCCGAAATATCAGCTAAAGACTTTGACCGCAACCGCTTCGACAATGGGGCTGATAGCACACAGTATGCCAACCAGCCCCTTGACCCTAAAAACGTCAAGTTCGTCATAAACGAAACTGTTATCCGGCAAACCATCCGGACGCCGTTAGATATTCAGAAGTGGCGCAATGCTCATGTTCAGGCCGATTCCCGGTATTTCCCTAACCGTACCTGGCTCTATGACCTGTACGACGATGCAAAGCTCGACGGCCATTATACCGGCATTATTGGTAAACGCTGGGACACCGTTCTTAATAAACCCATTACCTTCAAAAAAAACGGTAAGCCCGACGAAACATTTACTGCCCTCATCAATAGCGTGGCTTTCCGCACAGTTTGCCGTACCATACTCGAAGCCCAGGAGTGGGGAATATCCGGTATTGAGTTTGAACCCGGAAAGGAATTTGCTCCCCGGATCATACCCCGTAAGCATATCAAGCCGAAATGGCAAATAATCAGTTTTGAGCAGAACGGTAGCGAAGGGATCAGCTACGTCGATGCGAAAAATATATTGATTGTTGGTGAGCCCGAAGACCTCGGCTTTTTGCTTAAATGCGTCCCGTATATCATTTACAAACGCAATGCCTTTGGCGACTGGGCACAATACATAGAAATCTTTGGCCAGCCCATCCGCATCATGTACTACGATGCCTACGACCAGCAAGCCAAAATAGAGCTAAAGCAAACACTGGATGAGTCGGGCGGCGCATTGGCGCTGATGATCCCAAAAGGGGTGGAGTTTAAAATAGAGGATGGCAAGCAATCAAATGGCGATGGTAAGTTGCAAAGTAGCTTTGTGGACAATATCAACCGTGAAGTCTCTGTAATAGTCCTGGGTAATACGGAAACCACTACCAATGGCCAGACCGGCACCGGCGCTAAGAGCCGCATACACAAAGAGCAGCAGGATGAAATATCTAAATCAGATATATTCTACCTAAATACCTGGTTGAACAGCCAACAGTTCCTGAACATACTTAAATCCTATGGCTACGCCGTCGAGGGTGGCGCTTTTGAGCATGATCAGGAAATAAGCATTGAATACCTCACCGAGCTGATTAAGATAATCACGCAGCTCCCTGAAGACTTACCCATTGATGATGACTACTGGTATAAAACTTTCAATATCCCAAAACCCGCAAATTATGCCCAGCTAAAGAAAAAGCTGGAGGACAAACAAAAAGTGCTGAATGGCATTGATGATATAGAAAGTGATCCTAAGAACCAACCCGCCAAAAAGAAACCGGCAACCGGAAAACCATCCAAAAAAGAACTTAAAGCCTTAAAGGCCCTCATCGCTCAATATGAACCCCCAAAAAGCGGCAACAAAACCACCTGGATCAGATCCATTTTAAATTTTTTCGCCCAGGCCCGGCGGGGCAAATAAAACGTCTGAAACAACAGCTCACGCATGACTATGCCTGCCATTGCCACGAGTGTACCACCCACAGTGTGCCACACCTTTTTCCGGTGTGGCACACCTTAGCTGATGCACCAGGCGAAGCTGCCGGGAATGTCCCGCCCCTATACGAAGCCCTCATAAAAAAGATATTTGATGCCGCCAAAGATCATGAGCCTGTCGAATGGGACAAGGCGACTGCCATCGACACCGCATCAACATTCATGGCTGGTGTAATTGAAGGCTACGGCAAAGACTTCGTTCAGATCGCCTACGACAGCCCGGATTATGACATGCTCACCGCTCTGTCCCGGAACGTCTATCAGTTCAGCTCCGCTAAGAACTATCACATGCTTCAGGAAATGACCCTGGCATTAAAAGATGGTGACCGCATCCGTTCATTTACGGAATATCGCCGCGAAGCGCTCAAAATAGTGGACGAGTGGAATAACAACTGGGGGCAAACGGAATATAATACCGGCGTGGCCAGCGCACAGATGGCCGGTAAATGGGTAGGCTTCAAAAAGAACGAGGCCGCTATGCCAAACCTCCAATATACTACCGTGGGCGATATGCGCGTCCGGGATGAGCACCGCATATTAGACGGCATTATTCGCTCTGTCGAAGACCCATTTTGGAATACATATTACCCGCCAAACGGCTTTAACTGCCGTTGCTCTGCAATCCAGTTGGCCGGTGATCAATCGGTTACCCCAGATAAAGAACTCGTTTACCCCGACATCCCAAAGATGTTCCGCGTTAACCTCGCCAAAGAGCGCCTTGTATTCCCTGAAGGCAGCGCATACTTTAAAGACCTGCCGAAAGACATACGGCACAAAGACATTACCATCCAGCGCGCCGTCGTTCGCGATTGGGCTAAGGCCAACCTTGCAGGTAAGTCTTACCCATCGGCCATTGGCGATATACACCTGAGCAAAGGGAATATCCACGATGCCATTGGTAAAGCCCACGATCATGAGTTCGAAAAGAACACCGCCATGTACAACCTGCCTCAGTTGATTAAAGACGGCAAGTTGGTGGCCAGTGATGTGGACGATGCTAAAGGCAGGCCAAATATTAAATGGAGTTACCTGCAAGTGAGGGTGGCGGGTGAAAAATCTTACCTGAATATATACAAGGACACCGATTCAGGTAAGCAATACTTCCATGCAATCACGGATAAGTTAGAAAAGAAAAAGCCGGAATAATTCCAGCAGGTGCAACCTTGCTTTCATTAGTCCGGCAGTTTCAATTGCAAATATACGAAAAGTACCACAATTAAACATTTATCATTAATAATTAACAATTAAGTTGAACCCGCTCCAAATACCCATACAGCAACTGGATGCAGCCATTAAGGCTGTCATGCCTGTTATTGTCGCCAAAGGGGGTGCCATTGTCGTGGAGCAAGCCAACGAAGCATTTCTGGAACAGGGATGGACAGACACGGAATTGGAACCGTGGACACCCCGTAAAAACCAGGAGGCAAAAGACCAGGGCCGCGCTATACTGGTAAAAACCGGCAGGCTGCGCCGTAGTATCCGGGTAGTAAGCACGACCGCTGATACCGTCACAATAGGCTCCGACGTGCCGTATGCCAAAGTTCATAACGAAGGTTATACCGGCACAGCAGAGATAAGTTCTTATAGCCGCAATTCATTTTATAAAGCCCAGGCATCCAGTATTAAAACCCGTAGGGTTAGAACCGTTACCGGCATAGCATCTACCCATCAGGTCAAGGCCCATACCAAACAAATGAGAATTGTAAAACGGCAGTTCCTGGGCAAATCACACCGGCAGGACATTAAGATAGTTGACATGATCGAACAGGAATTTTCAAACGCTCTAAAACAATTCAAATGAATTCCCCATTTGCTAACATTTTTCTTTCCCTTCAGACCGTGATCGCCACGACGCTTTCTACGCTTGTACCTGCCGGGAGCACACCATACATAGATATGGATTACGGCCAGTTGGAGCTTAAAGAACGCCCCGACGTAACATTTCCATGTGTACTGATAGATTTTCAGGACTGGGAATTTAAAGACCTGTCCAACTTTATACAGCAGGGTGCGGGCAACGTCATCCTGAAGCTGGCCACTAATCCTTACAGCGCCAGCAGCAACATTACGCCACTCACCTACATTCAGGACAGCATCAATATTTTTGAACTTGAATACGCGATATACAAGGCGCTGCAGGGCTTTAAGCCAAACATCATGAATGATAGCAGCGCCAGTGCTACTGGCCTCTCTCGTATAATGCTCAGAAGCGATAACCGCCGCCCTGGTCTCAAAGTGCGCATACTGCCATTCCGTACCAGCTTCCAGGACAACAGTGCGAAACCCGCACCGGTCAGTACAACTGCGTCACCAAACATCACGGCCACATTCACAGAACCCGGATAATTATTCATTAAACATTGACAATTAAACATTATTTATTTAACTTTGTAAAATCCCTTATATGCCGGTCGGACAAAACAAAATAAACAAACTATCCAGTGCGATTTTACCCGATGTCATTGCTCCAAAAGAAGCAACCACACCCACTTCTAACAACAGCAAACGAAATCAAAAACTCATTGCACGTTATTATTACTACCTCATTATAAAAAAGAAAGGATCAGCAGACGTCCTGCTGATCCTTTCTTCAGATTTTAATATTTCCACCAAACGTATTTCAGACATTTTGGACAATCACAGCGCCGAAATAAAAGCCCTCCGCCATCAATCCCCGTCAGTCGCCTGGTTCAGGAAACAATACCCTTTATTCAACTGGTAATCATATTATGGAAAGCTATTTGGCACTTCAAATATACATACTATTTTAAAATACCAATCAAATATTTTATTTGGTTCTTTCTGCAATTAAAGGCAATGGAATAGGCCAAATCGGATTTTTGGTAATAGTAATATTAGGTTTCGAGTTTTTCCAGTTAAAGCTTATCCGGTCAGATCCACAATTTTCATAGAATAAACATCCCTTTTTAAATTTCTTTATATCAAATTTCACATCTGATGTTTCCCAATACCATACAAACAATTTTATTAAAAGGTCAGTGTTTCCTTTCATTACTACTTTCATTATATGCATACTATCAAGATCATCAACATAAGCCTGTATATCCATCACAGAATTGTCATCATCTCTTGTTATTACGCCACCGGGATGTACTCCAAAATGTCCATGTATTGGGTCATTATCTGAATCTATTTCCCTTGAACATCCTAATTGTTCAGCCATGTAATGTGGTATTTCTTCTAACCATATTAATTTAGCTCCTATGAGCATTACTAACCGACGGTGGGAACTGTTATATTCCATACCTGCCTCCATATTATAAGCATTTACTGACCCATAAATAAATTCGGCTTGTTCTTCTGTTATTGAATGGAAAACTTTAAAATTATTAATTAACTGCCCACTGGCAGCAACTGCATAAAAGCAGGCAATAATTAGTAATACTCGTTTCATAAGTCTGTTTTTTTTGCAAGTTATAAAATATACTTTAGGGCAGGCGTTAAACACTGCGCAAAAAATCTTTATACGCCTTTTCCATTTGCACGATCAAATGGCTCAATTCCGTAAGGTTATGCGCATTCAGTAGCTTATGGTACTGTCCATATTTCACGCACCAGCCGTTCACCCGTTCCATATCTACCTTCCTATCATTGCTCTCCCATCCCTTCATGTGAGCATAATGGATGATGAGCCTCCGTTTTTTTAGTTTTTTGATGTCGGTCGCACTCTGTACCGTCTGTCGTAGGTCTTGGATCAGCCGTCCGGCCTCCGATACGCTCAGCTTTGTGGTACTCGTTTCCCGGCCATTAGTATACTCCTGCACCAGGTCCCGTTTGTAATCCTTGTCACCGGCCATCTTTATCTGAGATAGCAGCGCGTGGATGATCTTGATTTCATTTTTATCTACTAATACCATGATATATTTATTATTTGTTACAAAACAGCATTCTACTTTCTACTATATACTAACGACTACTTACAAACCACTACTGAAAATCCGGCACCTTATCCCAGTTCGTCTCTGTATGGTTTGCCAGGTACGCTGCCGGGTACATCTTTACATAACCCCTTGGTACATTCCGCTCACA